TTGTTTAATCTTATCCTCAATTCCAAATAATAAAGCATGATGGTGTATTGTGTGAAGCTTACCTCTAATGATATTCAGAACTGAATCAAGTCGAGATGGAGTATAATCACGAAATTGAGTTGGACTTTTATTCAATTCATCGCATATCATTTTTTTAGTCATTCCGGGTTCGCAAACTAGCAATATCATCTCTATTCTACTAACAGGTAAATAATGTAAATATTTACGTAAAAATCCATGCTTCTCACAGGCCACATCAAAATAGGATAAATTGAATTTATCTTCAGCCATCTATTTCATCCTCAGTAGGTGGTTTATTAAATTTTTCACGTTCTTCATCGGTCATATAGTCAACATCTTTATAAGATTTGCCGTATATAGGATGTTCTTCAACTTCTCTGAATTTTGATACTAATAAGCAATTAAATTCCCATATTGCATTATGATTACCAGTCATCATATCATGAGCAATAATTAATCTCGATTTGAAGTTAGTCTTTGGATCAAGTATGCAATCAAAGATGAAAGGACTAGCATCAGGAAGATCTGAGAAAACAAAATCGCAATATTGGTTTTGTTTAACAACAGCTGCAAAATGGCTCGCAACGCCCATAATCTGACCTTGAATCTCGCCCTCGAAAAAATCAGATATTCCTACTTCTCTAAATTTTTCTAGATCAATTTTTTCAATAACAACTTTGCCATGAAAGAATTCTTTCAAGCCAGCAACATTATCGCCTTCGACAAAAAAACGTCCTGAGTCATTAAGTGAAGCAATGTTTGGCATCTGAGGTTTTGAATCAATAAAATTAATGCCATCTTTTATGTAGCACTGGTTCATAAAAAACGCTGCAAATACTCTATTTAAAGTGTCGCATTCTTGCGATAGTCTGCCTTCTTTGTAACTCATTATTCTATATCCTTATTCTCAAATCTTGATTTGTAATATTCTTTCATTTTAGCCCATAGACCTTTGCTGCCCTTTGTAATCAGCTCTTGATAAAATTCATCTGCATAACTCGCTGAACCATCCTGATAGCATGGCACTCCTATATATTCACACGCCTTTTTACGTGGCCTCTGTCCTTCATACATAGCATACGGTGAGTGATAGCCAATATCTGCAGGTAAAGGACGACAAAATGTATGGTCTGAGAGATGTTCAAATTCCTCGACGATGTGAGGTAAATGCCAATTTGTATATAGCATAAATGTCACAGCTGCCTTTTCACCTATTAATGTGAAAAGCATATCTGCACCATGAATACCATAATTTTTGCTGGGATTCGGATCACGCTTGTCAAATGCAGGGCGTATTTGTACTTTCTTTTTAAATTTCATTATATTTCCACTACTAGTTTATCTAATGCAGTTTTTAAAAGAACTATAGCGCTAGCTCTATTTATTAGGTTCTCAGGGTTCTCTAGTCTCAATTCATTTAAAAACTCAATTGCTTGAGCTATTAATCTTGTAGAATCATTTATGGCTTCCATTGTCATCTTCCTTGTTTGCACGGTTTGATTTCCGTCTGCGCTTCAGATCTAACATCGCATCTGGGTCTATAGCATAAAACTTTCCAACCCTCTCAGCCTTGATACGGCCTTGATTAATCAATTTTCTAATATGCGATGCAGAAAAACCATACTCTTCTGCAATCTGTTTTGGTGTTTTGAGCATCATCAACCTCATTGTTTTTAATATATACAATATTCAATAGATATAATCGAAAAAGTATGTTTAAATGAAATGGTTAGACGCATTCCCCTTCAAGTTGTCTCCTTGCTGGTATGAAAATGATTAAGCCGCCAATATGTCTGGCGGCTTTTTTCTTATTTACTCTGATTTCTTTAGCTCTTTCATTTTGTCTTTGTATATCTTGGCCAGCTCGTCGCGCTGCTCTTTACTGATAGTTAAGTGCGATATGACTGCAGCTAGATCATTGAGATCCTGAATGTTGGTTGCTTTTAACATGCTAGCCTTCAATTCATCAAACGTATAAGGACAATCAGTCTGTGGCGCTTGTGGTATTTCAGGAGCAGCTGGTTCTGGTTGTTTTTCGGCTATATGATGGTCGAGTGATGGTTGTATTTCACCTGTGTTTTGATCAATTGTCTGACCTTCGTATAGGTTATAGTTACGATTAAGATCATCAGCCTTATTAGATGAATCTCTTAATAAATGCTCTGGCATTTCATCAGGTGAATAGGTTCCAGAACAGACCTGTACCGCCATTCGGGTTGTCTGAGCTTCAGCAACCTTTTTAATCATGGTTGCCTTATGTGTTTTCCAAAGTGAACGCTGAAGGTCATATTCGCTTAAATCAACGAACGTATAGGCTGGAATACGCAAACCCTTCATATAGGCAATGCAATATGCGCCAAGTAATCGGCCTCGATCTTTTAGATTAGGCAAATGCTTAACATGCCCGTTAATAAGATCGACGTGGAATTCATCATTAGAGTAAACCGCATCAACGATATGACCTTCATAGCCTTGTGTACGAGATAAAAGCTTCCTGTATCCGTCACGTCCGATAAATATCTGAGCGGGATCTGTAGGGCTGTATTTAACAAGCCAAATCTCTCGTAGGAAAGGATTTAAGGCGGTCGCCTTACCCATTTCAACGAATGCTCTAAACTCTAGGTCTGAGGCTTTGGGGGCGTACAGTGACTTGATTTCACTTAAGCGTGTTTTATCAGACCAAAGCTTCATTAAACTATTTGAGCTGTTATCGTATATCGCGAGTTCATTTGTTTCTTTGTGGTCGGTCATCTTTTTATTCCTCTTTTGGTGGTGGGGGTAATTTCATCCAATGGGTAATTTCTAACATAATTGCATCTTCCCAAATCTGTAACTGACATATCCTAATTTTTAAAACATCTTTTGGACAATAAACTATTGCTACCTCATAGCTTGATGGCAATCTATCTTTAATTCTTATCCACTGCTGCTTTATTATTTCATCAATGCTAATAGGTGGTGGAAAATCAGCAATGCAATAATCTTTCTTTTCTTTTTCCTGCGCCTCTTCAAATGTCATGCCGATATAATTACTCATTTTTGATTAGCCTCTTTTATGCCTGCTTTGTAACCTTCTCTATATCCTTCATCCCAAGCAAATTCATAGTCTTCGAGTTTCTTTTTATTCTTCTCTTTGTATTCATCGAATTCATTTAGGGTTCTCTTATTCCATAATTTCTCTGCACCTTCATGAGTGCTGCAATTAGGCGTTTGTATACGACAGTCACGACAATAAGCCATATATGGATGAGGTAAATTTTCATCTATTAAATCAGCTTTACATCCACAGAATGGACAAGGAAGAAGATCACTCATGTTCAAAGTTCCTATATCCCCATTGTGGTATATCCAAGTCTTCGATAATTTCTGGGTAAGATTCCCATATTCCTGAATTGATGCAATTAGCATATCTAGATGCTGCGTATTTATACTCATAGCGACCTTGTTCGATTGCGTTATCTGTCATGACATAACAACGTACAAAATGTGGTGGGTTCTTATCAACGACGAATAGAACGACATTACGATAAGGGCGCTCTTTTAAAGTGGTCAAACCATCAATAGATAATGCTCCTTGGCGGTGATAGCTATAATCAGATACAGCTTTCTGGAATGCGTAAGGTGAGCTATCTTTGGTAGTCTTAAGATCGATAATAATATCATCAGTGTAAAAGTCTGGACGACTGCGAAGCAATATCCCCGATTCAGGGTTAATCCAAGCTAGAGAGTCTTCTATACAACCAGACGTGTCTCCCTTTACGGACTTCCACATTGAATGCGACGTGATGTTTCCAGCCATCCAGTAAGCCGTATCTTGATCGACTTTATCTAAAATCGCACGTCCCGCTGCTGCTTTTTCCATACCGATGAATGCAGCTTTACCTATAGTGGTATTTTTCTTAGGGATTTCTCGAACACAGTAGAATCGCTTGGAGAACTCCTGTGGTTCAAAAACTAATGTATGCACGGCAGTGCCAAGATCGAAGGCGTCAGACGATTTACGCTCAACCTTACCAGAAAGATGCTGGTACCAAAACATCTTTGGACAGTGAGGCGGTAGTAAGTATTCCATCTGGGAATTACTCAAACCTTTTGATGCGTGATAATGTTCATTCGATAGATTTTTGTAAATACCGGGTTTCTCTATAATCATTTTCAAGCCTTAATAAGTAGCGACTACGCGCTTAATATAACTAAAATAAGAAGCGTACACAACACTAATTTTGCAGTGTGAACACTTCTTTCCGCTCGATATCTGCCAGCATTTAGGGCAGCGATAATAGGCCATTAAGTTAAACCTCTTTTAATGACAAGTTAAAAACTTTTAGTTTTTCTTCGATCTCTCTTAGGCTCTTCATGCCGAGGTTGGGAGTTTTTAATAATTCATGACGACTGAGCGCAATAAGCTCACCAATAGTTTTTATACCTTCAGTATGTAAACAATACATGGTACGAACATATAAATTTAAGTCTCTAATAGGAGAATCTAAAAGGTCGATATCATCATCTAAATTCCATTTATGGTGTAGGTCTGGAATAAAAGTCAATGATTCTGACATTACTACGCCACGCTCACCTTCGATAAACATTCTCGCTTTAATAAGCCATCCACCAATTACTTTTGCTCTCCATGTTGACTCGTCCAATTCTTCCCATTCAAATTTCATCGTTTTATCCCTTATTTATGTTCTATGTGGAACAATATTCAATTTATGCTCTGCTATAGCGATACGCATCTCGATCTTTTGTATGCGCTTGTCTAGCTGAGCTATTTGGTAGTCAGTTATTTTCATGTATATAAAGGCTAGGAATACCATCGCTATACAATATATTGCATCTCCAGCGGTCATTAAGAACTCCTTTTGATAGTTAATCTCTGGCTAAAATAAGCAAGACTATAATTATTAAAACCCACATTGGTATATACATATTTTGTTACCTCAGTATGGCCTATCATTATCTGATTGATATTCACGAAAGCGGCGAGCATCATCATTTTCTCGCCATTCTTCATGTTCTGGTTGATCTTGATCATCTTGATCATCTGGGTCGTGTTCTAAGCAATCTGTCAAATTCATCGAATTCCTCTAAAGCATATTTTTTAACAACATTATATAAAGTAACTGCCAAATCAGTTTCTCTTCTGTGCCGATATTCAATAGCACTGGCGGCCATCCCATCGGCGACATGAACAGGTAATTTGTATTCCTCCTCGATTAATCTTATATCGTGGCAAATTCGTGCCAGCTGTTCTAATGATAACCCCTCTATGTAAAACTAGGCCGAAAAAGCCTACTTTGAATTTAAGCCACTTATAACTGAATGGGATTCTTAGACGTTCTTTTGCAGAAATGATATCTAAAATAGGCGATAGATTTTTCAACATACAAAATTCCTTTTTGCGTAGAATAAACTCTATCCTAGCGTTAAAAGGCTTTGAAAGTCTAATATCCTTAGTTAGTATGGCGTTTATCATGATTGACTCCTTAATAGTCGGTTGTGTAGTGTGGGTGAGAGTTCACGGCTCTCGCTTACACGTTCTTATTGTGTGCAGACTGTATCACAGCTTTGAGAGCCTGCTATTTCTGTGCAGTAAGTGTTGCAATGTTGTGGTGCATCGTAAGCGTAAGAAGCGCTAGTTAATGCTATTAGGGTAATCGCTAGAACTGATAATAATGTTTTCATGGTTTTCTCCTCGTTATGGTTAATTGTTTGGTATATATTCATTATGTAAATCAAAATCATCTTTTACTTCTTCAACTTTAAAATCACCGCCAATTTTCATTGCATGACGATCGCACCACATTTCTGCTTTAATGTTCCCGTCTATTTCATCAATCGCATTAAAACTAAACTTTCTGCCGGTGTAATTATGGAATATTGCATAAATCTTCATGGTCTTTGCTCTCGTTGCATATTGTTGACGGCGAGACTATAGCACGTGCTGTACTTGCAATGCAAGCACTGCAAATACAATTTTCACCCCTTGCCAAAAGTAAGCAACATTCTCTTTAGCTGAGTATTGGTGCGCTCTGTGACGGCATTGAGTATCAGGGCTTCCATAATGTCTGTTCTGGAAATTTTATAATTAATAGCTTCATGCGCTCTGTGTAGCAGCTTTTCAAGGCGGTCTATAGTGTCGTTCTGAAACCGTACAGTCATATTCTTGCGTTTCTTGGTAGAGATGATCCCGAGCTTTTTAGGCTTTGATTTCATGTTAGGGATTTTGTCTGTAGTAAATTTACTCATTTATTAGAACCTCTATATCTGCTCGTAGGTTATTGTAATCGGTTGCTGCGTTGCAATTCGGGGATGCTACCATAACAGTTAGACCTTCAAAGCTGGCTTTGTTGACCTCTTCATCCTGTCGAATGATGGTATTTAACACGAGACCTTGATTAATAAAAGGCTTGAGCTTTTCAGCTACGTGCCCGTTGGCTGTTTTCTTACGAGCATCAAACTGGTTCCTGAGTATCTGGATTCGGTAGTCATGACCGTCTTTGATCTCGCTTAATAGTTCAAACAGATCCCCGACTCCCTCTAGCGCATCTTTAGCGTAGGTGACTGGAATCAAAATCAGATCTGCAGCGAACATGGCATTGATGGTTAGGGTCGTCAAAGTGGGTGGACAATCTAATAGGATCACATCGTAGCCTAAGATAAATTTCTCATGCCTTAGCTTTTTGTCTAGAAGGGTTTCCCTAAACGGTTTGTTTCCCAACTCTCTTTCTGCCAGTGACAGGCTGATATGGGATGGAATAATCGAAAGATGATCCACGGGTTCGTCATTTTGATAGCCCGGCAAGATCATATCTAGCCCCACGTGTTTGCCGCTTAAAAAATCCTTAACGGTTAATTCTGGTACATCTTTATGAAAAATGCGTGTCGCATTGGCAGACGGGTCTAGGTCTATCAGGAGCGTGCTATTATTTTTTTTAGCAAAGCAGTATGCTAGGTTACACGTAGTGGCTGTTTTTCCCACCCCGCCTTTTTGATTTATAACTGCAATAACTTTGATCATAAGTATCTCTATGTTGGTGAATGAAAAGGATTTTATGGACTATAGCACATACAGTATTCGCAATGCAAATACGGCGCAAATACTGCAAGTGCTTAATAAAATACTTTGATCTTTCAAGCATTTATTGATAAAAAACGATTGACGAAGGGGATATCTGGGAGTTAGTTTATTGCCATTGATTTTATTAATCTAAACGAATTAGATTTAAAAGGATAGTTATGGGAAAGGTTAGGATGCCTGTTCAGTGTGGTAATCCCCGCGAAGGTCAGCCCACACAGAACAGTTGTGAATCCATGAAAGACAGCGAGATTATACACCAAAACGGTGTAAGTCAACAACCATCCGCGAAAAATTACTGCAATCATGTGCCTTTTGAGCCTAAATTGTTCGTAATTCCTACAGATCATAAGCCTAGAGCTAAAGTTGTTCAGGAAACTGACAAAAGATTACAGGCTGCTTATGGGAAACCTAAAGCATCTCTGAAAAGCTTACAATTCCACGACGAATCAGGACACCAAGTCAAAAGCCAGCGCCGAGAAGCGGCGATTGCCCTACTCCAAGTCATGAACTATTACCAAGACGACGCTACAGGCCGTATAGGGCGTTTAAAGAATAACGGCAGCTTTGGTGACCATTCACTGTCAAAGCTTGCCAAATACGCTGGTATCAAGCTTAGGCGCGCAATTCGTGCTATGGCTGACATCATCAAAGCAGGTTATATCAAAGTAGTTCGTCAATTTGATAATGACAAAGACACTGGGCGCTATAAGGGTATACCCTCAATTCGGTCATTCCTTCCTAAATTCTTCATCGATCTCGATGTCAAAGGCTCAATCTGGACTAAATGGTTTTCTCAAAGAGGCTGGGCTAATGAGCGAATGGAAAAGAAAGTTAACAAAGTCGATAAGAAAACAGCGAGAGCCGCGATGGGGTTAATTACTCAAATCGTAAACGGCGTAGGTGGTGCAACAAAGAAGGGTGCTAAAAAGATTATGGGGTTAGTGACAGGCATTCCAAAAGAAGAAAGCGCGAAACGAAAAGAGGCACGCATAGCCTATCAACAAAAGATAGGTAGAAAAGCCCTAGACCTTTTTAACCTTGACCCATCAAAGAGCATCAGCGAGTACTACAGATCCCTTCAAGAATCAGACCCATTTAAGTGACCTCACGGTAAATTACCCCTTTTGACTAAGGGTTGCACAGAAATGTCCACTATCGAATCACCTTACCTTAGACCCTTATATGCAGTGCTTAGCATTGAGTTTTTAGCACCTACACACAGCCTTACCCACAGAAATTGTGGATAAGTACCGATAGGCTAAAAACTAAGTGTCCTATCGGTAACGGGTTAAGTGTCTCCTGTAAATCACAGTAAAAGATTACAAGTTTTATTTATAGATTTAGATCTTAAGATGTTGAACAGCCTCTTTAATCTTTATTGGAAGATTGCAAGAAAAATAACCATCTAAAAACGAACAGACACCGATCAATTCTTCATCAGTAGGTGTTCTATCAAGTTGGATCATGAGCATGTTATAAACGGAAGACTTATCGATAACAGTGACCAGTTCATGAAAAGAAAAAAACTGTTTTTCGATATCATCAGCCAGTATCAAGATGCTGCTCACCAGATCCCCAACATTTTGATTCTGATACAGGCTAGATACGACTATCTCGTTACTTCGTTCATCTATTAAATTTAAGATTTCATTCAAGGCCATATATTTTGGATATTTTATAAGGTGATGGTTAAGGGCAAATATTTGACTTGCATTCATTGTGTGACTCCTATTAGTTGTAAACAGGGGTATAGTAGCACTTGCTGTATGTGTAAAGCAAATACTAGACGTGCAAACCATCTTGTTAGCGTCACCAATATGGTCTATTGCCTACAGACCGCATATTTGCTATGTTTCTAAAAGATAGTCTAACAATACATGGATAAAAAATGGACAGTTTTAAGCTCCCCCTAGAATGGATCGATAGAATTTTTAAAAGATTAGTCGAAGCCTATGGCTCCAGATTCGCCTCTAAATTTACAAACGCTTCCTACGTCGATCTAGAGAAAACCCGCTGGCAATCCGGCCTAGTTGGTGTCACTGCTGATGAAATAAAGAATGTATTAAACCTATGCAATCAGGGTATGATTAACGAACCGCCTAATGTGATTGAGTTTTATCATTACTGTAAAGGCGCAAAGCTTGCACCTACATTAAAAAAAGGTGGCTATACTAGAGATGAGAGCCAGCAAAAGCATGGCGAACAATACCTTAAACTGATTACGGATAAACTACATGGACGACTCGACAGTGAAGGGGAAGCTACCCTATCCTCCCTCAATCAACAAATACTATCTAAACGCGATGATAAAAAGTCGCACTGGCAGGATGATAAAGCCTAGGCTGCCTTCTGTTCAAAAATATGTTGAAGATTGTCTAATTCTTCTGAAATCACAGAATTTAAAATCGACTTTAGCAGAAAAACTGCAAATACAGCTTTTGATCTATCCACCTGACCAAAGAAAGCGCGACATTGATAATGTCTGTAAAGTAGTTTTAGATACTCTTCAACGTGCAGGGATATACGAAAATGATTTTAAAGTCTGGAAGCTCACACTTGAACGTAAAGAAGTGAGACAATACGGAGAGGTAGAGTTCACGATCACTTCATTAGGAGTTTAGTGAGATGCCTAAATTTAGCCAAGCGTCTAAAATTCAACTTGCGACCTGTCATCCTGAGTTACAGTTGCTATTCAATAAAGTCATTCAATTTTTTGATTGCCAAGTTTTAGAAGGATTTAGAGGTGAACAAGACCAAAATAGAGCGTATCAAGAAGGAAGCTCAAAGTTACGTTGGCCTGACGGTAAGCATAATAGAATGCCATCATATGCCGTTGATGTTAGCCCCTATCCCGTTATCTGGAATAATTTGGCTCGGTTTTACTGGTTTGCTGGATACGTCATCGCCATTGCATCCCAACTCAAAGAACAGGGGAAAATGACGCACGATATCCGCTATGGGGGTGACTGGAACAGAAACTATGACATTACTGATGAAAAAGGACTGAAAGATTTAGTTCATTTTGAATTAGTAGTGATTACATTTTGACTGCGCAGCACATACGCTTTATGATGTTAACCTATCAGGAGAGCTTATTATGAACGATTTCTTAGATAAGAACTTGAACAAGTTTTTAGGTTCGGCCGGGATTCTTGGAATCTTTCAGTTTGTAGGACAGCTTCGTGATTATCTTGCAGATGGTCATTTAGACAATCATGAGATCCAACAGCTTTTCTTGTCAACTACATCGGCGGCTCAGACCGTTATCATCATTGCTGTAGTGGTATATATGAAATATTTTAAGAAATGAGGAAAGAAGATGCTATTAACGTGTTCTAAATGCTACGGTAACAAAACGTACCGAGGCATGGGATCAATGATTATAAAATGTGAACCGTGTAATGGTTCAGGTCACATTGAAGTAAATCCAGAAGTGCCAAAATCAGAATCCGAGGAACCAACAAAAACGTCGAGCAAGGAAAAAAGCAATGCCAAAGAAAAAAAAGACGGTAGCCAAGGAAAAAAAGGCTAAGGTTGTTAAGCCAAAACCTAAGGGATATGTCTTTGGTCGTCCTACTATGTATTCAGAAGAGTTAGGAAAAAAAATATGTCGAGCTATAGCAACTTCGACTGATAGCATGACAGAAATTTGCAATCGAAATCCAGATTTTCCAGTGCGTGAAGTGGTATGGGGTTGGCGCATAGATTTCCCAGACTTTGCTAACATGTATGACAATGCGAAGCGTACTCAGGCAGATCTTTTAGTCGAGGAAATAAAGGAAATTGCTGATTATACTGCTAGAGATAATCTTCTTAAGCAAAACAAAGATGGCAGTGAATACGAAGTAGCAAACACTGAATGGATAGCTAGATCTAAATTGCGTGTTGATACTCGTAAGTGGATTGCTTGTAAATTAATTCCTAAAGTTTATGGCGATCTTGCAAAGCTCGATTTGTTACAAGATAAAAATGAGGAGCTTAGTAAAGAGCTTGAAGAATTACGCGCACAACTCGATAGCACAAACAAAAAAGAGTATTAATGGCAGCGAACATTGACTATCAAAAGGAAGAGATGGCATCTAGGTTGCGTGGCTCATTACATGAGTTCACTCGATTCTTTACGAAATACATTACCAACCGAGATTATATTCAATCGCAGCCTATAGGTCGTGAGTCGCATCAGATAACGATATGTCGTGAATTAAGTGCAATGACACGACTCGAACATCCTGATGAAAATCTTTTGATAAACGTAGAGCCGGGTAGTGGAAAGTCACTGCATATCTGTATGTGGGTAGCGTGGTGTTATGCAATTAATCCGCAATGTAATTTTATTTATATATCCTACTCACAAACACTCGCTGCAGAACAAACAGCTTTTATTAGATTGATTATGTCATCAGAAATGTATGGTCATCTATTTGGTGTATATTTATCTAGAGATACAAAAGCCAAAGATCACTTTGCAACAACAGAAGGTGGTCACGTAGCTGCATTTGGATCTGAGGGTGCTGTCACAGGGCGAAATGCAGGGCTTCCCGGTCAAGTAGACTTTTCAGGTGCTGTTATTATCGATGATGCTCATAAACCGGATGAAGCGCATTCTGACACGTTACGTGAGAAGGTTATTAGAAATTATAAGGAAACAATCCGTCAGCGTCCTCGTGGTTTTAATGTTCCTATCATATTTGTAGGTCAACGCGTACATGAAGCGGATCTGGCTGCATTCTTAATTGAAGATAAAGATACTAAGAAATGGCGCAAGGTGATTCTGCGTGCGCTGGATGATTCTGGCAATGCGCTCTACCCTGAAGTTCATCCACGAGAATATTTGCTAGAGCTGCAATCAAAGTCACCTTATGTTTACGCATCTCAGTTTGATCAGAATCCTAACCCTGCAGGCGGTGGCTTGTTTAGACCTGATTGGTTTCTAGAGTTAGACAAAGATCCCGAATTTATTTTGACATTTGTGACGATTGACTCCGCTGAAACCGAGAAAACCTACAATGATCCGACAGCCATGAGCTTTCTCGGTCTGTATGAGATAGAACTATTTGGCAAGAAAACCGGACAGCTGGCATTGCATTGTATTGATACCCTTGAAGATTGGATTGATGCCAAGGATTTAGAGGATCGAGTTCTAGACTTTCTTCGTGAATGCTCTAGGCATAAAACCCCTCCTCAGCTCGTCTGTATTGAAAAGAAAAGTACGGGTGTTACTCTTATTGCTTCCCTTAATAAGATCCAAGGGATTAAAGTGATGGATGTGCAAAGGACAGCGGCATCAGGTAGCAAGACGGCACGATATATTGAGATGCAGCCATACGCAGCCAGCAAGTGTATGACATTTACATTTGGTGCGAGGCATGTTGCGAATGTTAAGAAACACATGGGAAAAATTACCGCCAACAACACACACAGGCATGACGACATCTGTGATACGTTGTATGATGGCGTTAAAATTGGACTTATAGATAAACTATTGCATAAGATTGACAGTAAAGGAAGCTCTGCGGATGAAGCGATGAACGCAGCTGCTCAGAACATGAGAAGACTACAGCAATTAAGGATGAATCGAAATGGCCTACGTTAAGAAATATGCTACAGATAGCTTTGACGAAATTCGTGGTGATATCGAAAAAGGCTGGCTGTATTTTAATAAGAATTACAAAGTATTTAATGAATATATTCGTTTCGTTTTTAAGTCGTCTATAACGCCTGCTGATGCTTCAGTCAACCAAGAATTAGATAAACCGAACATGCAATGGAATATCCTTGAGGCATTCATCAGTAGATTGTGTGGTGAGTTCTCTAAAATGGATGCTGGATTTACTGTCAGATCAAAGGAAGGTGTTAAACTTTTGAACCCTGACATAATCGAATTGGTTGAAGCGCATTTAAAAGCAGCGTTTGGCGGGGGTGCCACTAATGAGCTGAGCTATCATCTATATAGAAACATGTTGGCAGGTGGTTACGACGTTGCAAAAATTTACACGGATTATTCAGGCGAGAAATCATTCGATCAAAAGATATTCATAGAGCCAGTATTTGACCCTACTCTAACCGTTTTTGACCCCTTGGCACGCAAATCACATAAAGGGGATGGCCGTTTTGCTTGCGAGCTATTCCCGAAATCAGCAAGAGAAGCTGAGGAAATATATGGGTCTGATATTTTAAAAGACGTCAAGTTTACACGAGGGTCTTCACTGAATGGTTTTAACTGGTCATACAGGAATCAAAAAGAAGATATATTGCTATTCGGTGAATTCTTTAAGAAGCGTATCAAGAAAGCCAAGATATTAAAGCTGGCTAATGGTCACGTTGTAACTGAAAAAGAATATGAAAGCTTCCTTGCTAAATGGGAAGAGGCTGGGATCGTTGAGCAAGCGCCTATCGTTCTTAAGTCTCGTATAACTGACATTCTGGCTATTGATATGTACACAGTCACCGGATCGAAGATTGTAGACCATAAAGAAACAAACTTCTCAATGTTGCCGCTTGTCTTCTTCGATGGTAATAGCATTATTGTGCGTGACAATAACAATGCTCAAGCTGAGCAAGTTATTCGACCTTACGTTTATCATGCTAAAGATGCGCAGCGCATGAAAAACTTCGCAGGTCAGTCGCTCTGTAATGAAATCGAAAACCTAGTGCAACATAAATGGGTTGCGCCCGTTGAAGGTATACCAGCTAATAAAGATTATCAGCTTGCTTATGTTGAACCGCAAAAAGCGTCTGTGGTTCTCTTCAATCAATTCAAAGATGGTGACGTTACACAGCCATTGATTCCACCGAGAGAGATACAGCGCGCCCCTATTCCACCGGAACTGACTAATACGTTTAACTTGGCAGACAATACTGTGCAGGTGATATTAGGCTCCTATGATGCTGCATTAGGCGCTAATGAAAACGACATCTCTGGTGTTGCTATCATGCAAGGTGCAATGCATTCCAATGCTGCAGCAATGCCATATACGACAGGATTTATACACGGATGGGCTAGATGTTCAGAACTCTACCTAGATTTGCTACCCAAATACTATGTGACTCCTCGGACTATCCCGATAATTCTGCCTGATGGTAAGCGTGACTATTACGAAATCAATAAAAAAGGAAACATGAAGTTTGACTATGACGTTTCAGCATTGGAAGTCACAATCGAACCGGGCGTTAACTATGAAGTTCAGAAACAGATAGCGTTGAAGACGATCACAGCCTTGATGGGCGTCAGTGATAGCTTCAAAGAATTCATGAATCAAAATGGTCTCGAAGTATTGCTGGATAACATTGATATTCGCGGTATTGAAAAATTACGTTATCTCGTTCAAGAATGGATGGATCAGCAAAAACAATTAGCTGCTCAAGCTCAACAAGCAAATGCCAATAAGCCTACGATGGAAGATGTGGCTATGAGTCAAGTTAAGGTTGAAGCCGCTAAGGTTCAAGCCGACGTTCAAGGCGGTCAGTTGAAAGCTCAGGTTGAAATGGCAAAGACAAACGCCAACAACGCAGTACAAAACAAAGAAGCTGATATTAAATTCCTTGAGGTCATGAGTAGCATTCAAGATGCAAACTTAACTCGTGCTTTAGATCAAGAAAAATTAGATGCTGAGAATGCACGAACTACACTTGATAGCACGATGAAGTTAGGCGAACACATGATGAAAATAGATAAGTTGAAGCAATCCAATATTGAACAACAGGAGTAGTTTATGTCTAAGCTAACAGCTAAAAAACGTAATAGTCTTAAGAAATCACAATTCGGATTGCCCGGTGAAGAAAAATATCCCGTTTTTGATAAAGCCCATGCTGCGAACGCAAAAGCTCGTGCAACGCAAATGGTAAAGAAAGGCAAGCTAAGCGCATCATCAAAAGCAAAGATTGATGCGAAAGCCAATAAAGTATTGAAGAAAAAATAAATGCGCGATTGTCCACGTTGCAAAGGAACAGGAAAACTTAGTAGACCATATAATAAGGTTATTCCTGAAAAAAAATGTGAAATTTGTGGCTTATCATATAAGCCGAGGCGTAATAGCGCAGTCGTATGCTCAAGAAAATGTAATGGTGTCCGTATGAATTTAATAAGGCATCATCGGATTGAAAAGAAAAAATAATGTTTGTTGCTTTAAGAGAATAAATTCTTTACGATATATGATGAATATATTAGCTTACGGAAAGCTTATAATCCGGCCAACACGCAACTATGCGGCAAAATAGCAGTTCAAGGCACTTTAACTTTGCGACCACGTTCACAACGGCAACAGTGAGATGATGATGACTGAGGAAGTAGCTATAGATAAGGATATGGGATCTGATCCTGCAATTGATTCTTCTGCGGAAGATTCACAGGAAAAGATGCTACCAGTCTCTCGCGTTGAGGAACTTGTAAAAAAAGCCAAACTCAAAGGGAGAGATCAAATGCAAGCGGAATTGGATGCGTTAAAAGCTGAAAATGCACAGCTCAAAACGGGTGGTTCAATGGGAGGCATGGCCGTACACACGCCAGTTGACCCCGAAGCCATCAAACAGCAAGTCTTAGCGGATTTGCGGGAGCAAATGCAACAAGCTAATACACAACGCGCTCAAGAAGAATTAGAGAGAGAAGCAAACAAGATCGCTGATGCGTACAAAGCCAAGATGTCTACAGGCAAAGATACGTATGAAGACTTCGATACTGTTATGTCTGACTTTAACCCTGCTGCATTCCCTAACCTCGTCTACTTGGCGAATCAGGTAGATAACACGCCTGCAGTTATGTATGAGCTAATGAAAAACCCTAGCAAATGGGCAACGCTCGCAGTCTTATCCGAACGTGATCCCAATGCAGCTCAAAACATGATTAGCAAGATTAGTGCGTCTATCAAAGCCAACGAACAAGCGAAAGCGGATGAAAAAAATGTCCCTGCTCCTCTCGGCCGTATGTCACCTTCTACTACTGGACAAGACAACGGTACCAAGAGCGTTCGCGACTTTAAAGCTATGTTTCGCGGATAGCACTATAATCTGGTAAACCGCACTGTTTTGTCTCAATGTTGATTCTAACGGAGAGATTAACATGGCATTGCCAAATAATATTGTCCAAAATGTGCAAACGTATAACAAGGCCGATTTAGCCTATTTACAAAACATTAACTGCTTTGTTTCCACCGCAAACACCAAATATCGCGATTTCCAGAAAGCAAATCCTGCGAATTTAGGTGATACCATCTTGTTTGATAAACCACCTCGCTTTATTGCTAATGATGGGTTGGTCGTTTCATTCCAAGGTGTCGAACAAAGAACACAATCACTCGTTGTTGATAAAGCTAAGAACGTCGGTATTGACGTTTCTGCTCAACAGTTAATATTTAACTTAGAAGAATACATGGATCGTTTTGGTAAAGGTGCCATTGAAGAATTAGGCGCTGTTATTGAATCTGATATCGCTGGAATTTGCGAAACAGCTCCTTACAGATTTTATGGAAACG